GTAGCCCAGATCCAATCGCTGACCAAATCCGAAGTCGCTCACCTTGACGCCATGAACTTGTCGACGTGTGAGCGCGCGGCATACGTCAACGGCCAGATGTCCGCGTTTGATCGGGTCGAAGAAACCGGCGGCGACATGCTGTTCTTTGAGGACCGCTGGTGGAAGGTGATGGCCATCCTTGAGGGCTGGACGACGGCAGGCTGGTGCCGTGTCGCTCTGACCGGGCAAAATGGGTTCCCTGAATGATTACTGCTGGTTCCGATGACGCGGTTCTAGTCGCGCTCAAAGCCTTCGTGCACCAGGTTCTGCCCGCTCTGGGCAACCGGCAAGTCGTGACCGGACAGCAGAACAATGTGCCGATGCCCCCGCCCGGCGATTTTATCGTAATCGTGCCCAATGGCCGGTACTGGCTGTCAACGTCGAGCCATGCCTACCGGCCCGACGACGAGATGCGGGACGGCATGATGCCCACGCGCGGGGAGTACAATATCAATTTCTACGGGCCGTCATCGCCCGATTACGCGCAGTCGTTCGCGATCTTGTGGCGCGATATCTATGCGTGCGATGCGCTGCGGCCGGCGGATATTCAACCGCTCTGGGCGAGTGAAGCGCGGCAAATGCCGCTGATCGACGACGCCAAGCAATACGAGGATCGTTGGCTTGTGCAGACGCACTTGCAGTTCAATGCGACCGTCTCGACAGCGCAGCAATTTGCCGGTACAGTCGCGCTTAGTATTTTGGAGGCTGATTAATGGCTGCGAGCATTCCAGCTTCGGAAATCGTCAATATCCTACCGGGTGTCATTGGTGCGGGCGGTTCAGGACTTGACCTTTCCGGGCTCATCCTGACGAGCAGCGTCCGCGCTCCGGTCGGGTCGGTCCTCCGCTTCACCAACGCTGCCGCCGTGGAAGACTATTTCGGCCCGGTATCGGCAGAAGCCCAGCAAGCCGCGATCTACTTCCGGTCTTTCGTCAATGCTCAGGCTGTGCCGGCCGCCCTGCTCTTCGCGCCGTTCGCCGCCACGGCGCGGGCCGCCTGGTTGCGCGGCGGTGCGCTTGGCCTGACCCTGGCGCAAGTGCAGGCGCTGACCGGTGTCCTGACGATCACCGTTGGCGGAACCGCCCTCACCTCCGGTACGATCAATCTGGCCGGCGCGACGAGCCTGTCGAACGCCGCGACGATCATCCAGGCCGCGTTTACGACGCCGGGGTTTGCCGTCACGTACGACAGCGTGGCCGATGCGTTCCTGTTCACCTCGACGGCTACCGGCGCGGCGGCGACGATCATCCAAGCATCCGGCTCGCTGGCCGCGCCGCTCAAGCTGACCACGGCCACCGGCGCGCTGCTCTCGCAAGGCACAGCGGCCAGTACCGCTGCAACCGCGATGGCGTCCGTCAAGGATGCGACGCAAAATTTCGCGTCGTTTACGACCCTGTTCAAGCCGACCGATGCCCAGTTCGTCGAGTTTGCGCGCTGGACGAACGACCAGGGCAATCGCTTCCTTTACGTCGGGTGGACGGACAGCGCGGCGGCGATCACGAACACCGACACGTCCAGCCCTGCGTACCTAGTGCGGGCCGAGGATCTTTCCGGGACCGCCCCGTTGTGGACCGCAGCACCGGACAAAGCGTCGTTCGTCATGGCGTACGTGGCCTCGCTCGATTTCAACCGGTCGAACGGTCGCACCGTCGCGGCTTTCCGCACGGGTAGCGGCCTGCTGCCGGACGTGACCAGCCAGACGATCGCGGCCAACCTGCTCGCCAACGGCTACAGCTTCTATGGGGCCTATGCCACGGCGAACGATGAGTTCCGCTGGATCTACAACGGCCAGGTGACGGGCGATTTCGGGTGGATCGACAGCTACGTCAACCAGATCTGGATGAACAGTCAGTTCCAGCTGTCGTGGATGTCCTTGCTCGGCTCGGTCGGGCAGATCCCGTACAATGACGAGGGGTACGAGCTGCTGCGTTCCGGTCTACTGACGGATATCGACACGGCGGTCAGCTTCGGGGCGATCCGCGCGGGCGTAACGCTGACCGAAGCGCAGAAGGCCATTATTCTCGGCATCGTCGGCCGGGACGTCTCGGATGCACTGTTCGCGACCGGATGGTATCTTTCCATCCAGGATCCCGGTGCCGCCGTACGCGCCGCGCGCGGGTCGCCGATCTGCACGTTCATTTACACGGACGGACAGTCGGTGCAAAAGATCACTCTCTCTAGCCTGATGGTGCAGTAAATGGCGAACAACCGTACGATCACATCGGCCAACGCCGTCCTCATGTTGGGCGTCACGGACCTGTACGATACGCCGCGCCAGATCCAGGGTTTCTCGTCCGACAACATCACCGATATGGGCGATCTGACCCAATCCGAGACGTCGCGCGGATTGGATGGCCGCCTGTCCGCCGGGTTCATTTTCGGCGATATCGTACAGAACATCACGCTGATGGCCGACAGCGAGAGCAACGACTTTTTCGAGAACTGGTCGGCAGCGGAACGCCAGCGGCGGGAACTGTACGTCGCGTTCGGTTCGATCCTGCTTCGCGCCGTCAACCGCCGATACACCATGACGCGCGGCTTCCTTCGTTCCCTGCCGCCCATGCCGGCGGTCGGTCGGACGCTGCAGGCACGTCGCTACTCGATTACGTGGGAGCGGGTCGCCCCCGCCCCCATCTGACCGCGCACCAAAAAGAGGGAAATTTATGGCTCGCAAGACACGGCTCTACGTCGTCCCCGATGACCGGGACGGCGCGCCCAACCGCGACACTGGCAAGGCTTTTCGCATTACCGAAATGTCCGCGTTCGACGCGGAGGTATGGGCGCAGCGGGCAATGCTGGCGATGGCCCAATCCGGCGTCCCCATCAACGAAGACGTAATCCGCGCCGGATTGGGCGCCGTGGCGGCGGTCGGCATGCGTGCACTACTGACGATGGGCTTCGACGACGCCAAGCCGCTGCTCGACGAGATGATGACGTGCGTCGAGTTCATTCCCGACCGCAGCCGAGCCGACGTGTCTCGCGTGCCGGACCGTGAGGATATCGAGGAAGTGTCAACGCTGCTCGCCCTGCGGTCGGAGGTTATCGAACTTCACACGGGTTTTTCCATTCCCGCCTTCCTGTCGAATTTGGGCAAGGCGGGGAAGACAGCGACGACGGACAATTCGCCGACTACGTGAACGTCCCCCGGCTCGTCGGTAATGTGGTCGGAACCGGCCTTGCCACCCTTCACGAACTGCAAACCGTCTATTCCCTGCGCGATGCCTACGACTTGGTAGAAATCGCCCGCGTTGACGCGTATAACGAGCGCGTGGCCCAGGCCATTGCGGCGCAGAAGGAAGAGAACGGCTAGTGGCTGACCCGATCGACGCGTTTGTTGTCTCGCTCGGCCTCGACCCAAGCAACTACAACCGCGAGATCCGCAAATACCGCGACGACCGCAAGCGGCTGGCCGAGGAAGACCAGAAATACGACCGCCAGAGCCAGGACGGGTCAAAGCGGCAAGTCGAAGCGCTCCGCTCGCTGCGCAACGAGACGACCGGGTTCCTGCTCACACTGGCCGGGGCTTCAAGCGTCGGCAGCTTCTTTTCGCAGATGGTTTCCGGCGCCGCCGATACTGGCCGCCTGGCGCAAAATCTCGGCATTGCCACCGAGCGCGTCGGCGTATGGGAAGCGGCGGTCAAACGCGCCGGCGGCACGGCGGAAGGGGCTCAAAGTGCCTTGCGGCTCATGTCCTCTCTGTTCCAGCAGAACCGGCTAGGTATTCTCGATCCGGGCACGCAAGGCGACCTGATGGGGCTGGGCATTTCCAAGCTGTCCCAAGATCCCGAACAGAACCTGTTGGCGATCAGCCAGGCGTCCACCCGTATGGACCGCCAACAGTTCGTCGCCCGGGCTTCCCGCCTGGGGCTCGACCAAGGCACGATCAACGTGCTGGCGGAAGGCCCGGACAAGCTGCGCGCAACCTTGCGCGAAATGGAAAAGCTGAACGTCACGACTGAAGCGCAGGCCGAGGAAGCCCGTAAGCTGGAAAAGGCTTGGCAGGATACTAGCGACACGCTCAAGACGCTGGTGCGGCCGGCACTGTTCGAAGCCGTGACTGAACTGAACGATTTCACCGGCAAGTTGCTGAAGTTCGCGGAACTGCTCAAAGGCTGGGAATTTCGCGACCCGTGGGAAGTCATCAAGGAAGCGTTTGCCGGCGCCGCCAATCCGCAAGAGCGTCCGTCTGGCGTCACGTTCAGCGAGCGGCCTCTGCCCTGGTATCAGCGGCTATGGAACACGATCACCCGCCAGACGACCCCGGGGCAAAGTACACCCT